TGCAGTGTCTGCTGCCGCTGCAATTGTGGGCGATAAATTTGCAAAAGAATATAATATTGATTATTTTGAGAATAAAGCTATTCCTCGGTATGCCATAATTCTTAAAGGTGCAAAACTTAGTAATAAATCAAAGCAAGAATTAATTAATTATTTTAGAAAAGAAGTTAAGGGTAGAAATCACGGTACTCTTGTTATTCCAATCCCTGCCTCAATTGGTGCTGATAGTGATATTAAATTTGAAAAATTAGAAGCGGGAATACAAGATGCATCATTTGATAAATATCGTAAATCAAATAGAGATGAAATTTTAGTTGCCAATAGAGTTCCCGCTCCAAAGGTTGGAGTTTATGATAATGCAAATCTTGCTGTTTCTCGAGATGCAGATAAAACATTTAAAATGCAGGTTGTTGCCCCAGACCAATCTGTAATTGAAAAAAGACTTAATAGAGTCATGGCGGAGTTTACTGATTTATTCACTATTAAATTTAGAAGTATAGATCTTGTAGATGAAGATATTCAATCTAGAATTAATGACAGATATCTTAGAACAGAAGTTATTACACCGAATGAGGTTCGGTCCACACTGGGCTTGCCAGAAAGGTCTGATGGCGATATACCGCTGCCTTTCCCGACAAAAAAGGAAAAGGATGGTCCGGGGGCTCCGCTTGGTAATTCTAATAATGATACAATTGCTCCTAGGAAATCTAGAGCAGATTCTGAGGGACAATCCACAGATCCAAGGCAGTTTGGGGACCAAGCTGAACGCGGGCAAAATCAAGATAATTCAGGAGGTGCAGAATGAGTAATGGAATGGGCATTGTTTATTCCAGTACGGGTGTTGATAGCACAGCAAATGTTGTAACCCTTACTGGTCATACAACAAGTATTAACTTTCTAAACACACATGCTTCTACAAATGCAACAATTAAACTTAACGGTGGTCCACACCAAGTTGTAATTCCAGCAAATAAGAACTATGTTAAGGTTGAGGGCGACTACACCCAATTTCAAGTTATAACAGCAGGTGTAACCATTGCGGTCTTTGCAGTTGGCTGATTTGCTGTATAATAGATTGTTTATTAAACTAAAATTGGACTATGACTGACTTTAACTTATCTTTCCCAATCGATATGGTCAAGAAAGAACAGAGAATTATTTCTGGTATTGCGACCGCCGATAATATTGATAAAGTTGGTGACGTTGTTGATTTTGATGCATCACTTACTGCTTTTAAAAGCTGGCAAGGGAATATTCGTGAAATGCATGCTCCAATTGCGGTTGGTAAGGCGATTAGTCATAAACCAATTAAAATACGCGGGGCTGACGGGGAAGAATATAATGCAATTCAAGTAGAGGCATATATTTCTAAAGGCGCAGAAAATACGTGGCAAAAAGTACTTGATGGAACATTGCGTGCGTTTTCAATTGGTGGAAAAATTATTAGGAAAGAAATGATGCAAAATAAAGTTCATAACGGAAAACCGGTTCATGTAATTAAACAATATGATCTTGGTGAATTAAGCCTTGTTGATAACCCCGCAAATGCAGTTGCTGTTATTGATCTAATTAAGAAAGCTGATGATGGCGCACTTGATTACGTTCTCGGCGGAGATGATGTCGAAAAGAAACAACCAATTAAAGACCCAAAGGGTGGGCTGACTGCCGCAGGTCGCAGGCACTTTAAACAAAAGGAAGGTGCAAATCTTAAGCCAGGAGTTAAAGGCGCAGCGGATACTCCAGAAAAAATGCGCAGAAAAGGTTCATTCTTAACAAGATTTTTTACAAACCCATCTGGTCCAATGAAAAAGCCAAATGGTGAACCAACTCGTTTGGCGCTTTCTGCTGCCGCCTGGGGCGAGCCAGTACCGTCTAATGCAGCAGCCGCAGCAAGGCTTGCGGCAAAAGGAAGGCGCTTGCTTCAAAGATATGAAAATTCTAAAAAGAAGGCAAATAAAGGAGTCGACACAGATCAAATTGAAGCAGAAGAGGCGCTTGTAGATTTTCTTCTTGAAATTGAAACAGAAACTTTAGAATACAATAATCAAGAACTTCTGGACTTTCTGCTGGACAGTGTTTATAACGAACTACCAGAAACAAGGGAGGCTGATATGATTGATAAGGATTCGTTGCTTAATGATGAAAATTATGGTATAGTGATACCTATGGATAATACTATTGACAAAGAATCCGAAAAGTTGTCATTGGTAAAAAAGTTTATTTCTTGGCTTACAGATCAGCCAGGGGATGATTCACTTGATAAAAGTGAGCAAGCGGAAGCTTCAATTGAAGCCGAAGTGAAAAATGATCAGATGGAGGAAGAAATGGATATTGAGGTATTAAAAGAAGCTCTCGGCTCCGTCATCGATCAAAAGCTTAGTGACTTTGCTACTTCGTTTAAGGCTGAAGTTGAAGCAAATGTTGCGGCTAAGATTGATGAGGTTGCAAAGGGTTTTGATTCTCAAAAAGAAGAGGTTTCTCAAAAGTTGGAAGCAACAGAGAAGGCTCTTGCAGAGCAAACAGCTAAAGTTGAAGAATTCGCTCAAGCTGGTGCTGTAAAGAAGAGTGTTGATCCGGAAGAGGACGAGCAGGCTGAAGAGTTAATTAAGTCTCAGCCAGAGATGCCATTTTGGAACAATGTTTACTTGCCACAAGGATTAATTAGCTCCTTGGGCTATAAGTCATAAGTTAAGGAGGAATAATTACTATGGCAACACAAGAAGAAATTCTTGCTAAAGCTGGCGAAGTTACTACGAGCGTCGTCAGCAATGCAAGCGGTGGCATACTCAAGCCTGAGCAGTCCAACCGATTTTTAGATTATGTCGTGGATCAGTCCGTTCTGATGAAGAACGCGAGAATTGTGCGCATGCGCACTCCGCAAATGGAAATTGACAAGTTGAATGTTGGCACTCAATTGATGCGTAAGGCAACTGAAGCAACAAATGATGGCTCTAACTCAGCTGTTACGTTTACGAAAGTCTCAATTTCTACTGTTAAGCTGCGTCTCGACTGGGCGCTGAGCACAGAGGCTCTTGAGGATAATATCGAGGGTGCTTCGCTAGAAGATCACATTGCTCAAGTTATGGCTCGTCAGACAGCCAATGACTTGGATGATTTGTTGATCAATGGCAACACGGCTTCGGGCAATAATTTGCTGAAGGCACTCGATGGTTTCACCAAGTTGACTCTCGCTGGGGCAACAGTTGTCGATGAAGGCGGTAACAATATTAGCCGTGCAACATTTGACAGAATTTTGCGCAATATGCCGACAAAGTATTTGCAGAAGCGTAACGAGTTGAGATTCTATTCTGGTCCCGGCTTGGTTCAGGATGTTGCATTTAGCTTGCAGAGTCCAAACTCTGCAACTGCTGCAACAGCAGGCGCTCCGGCTCCCGGCTCAACATTTGGTGAGCAAGCGTTCTTCCAGGGTTCAGTCCGTGCAAACGGTGGTCCTGGTGCAACAGGTCTTGCGCCATATGGCATTCCGCTAGTGGAAATTCCACTCCACCCGCAGAATGTTGCTGGTGACTATTCTGGCGCTAGCGGCTCTCACGGTTATATTGAACTGTCATTCCCCAATAATAAGATTGTGGGTCTGCACAGAGATATCACAGTGTACCGTCAGTTCCAGCCAAAGACAGACACAATTGAGTACACGCAATTTATGCGGCTTGGATGCCAAATTGAAGAACTTTCTTCAGTGGTCTTTGCCAAGAACGTTAAACTACGCACACTCTAATAGTGGTATAACGGTTAACTCGGCGGGGAGAGAAACATTCTCCCCGCCTTGTTAGCATACGGAATAAAACTATCCATAGGATACGATTGATTTATTCATTAATACATGATAGGATTGGTGTATGAGCGAAAACGAAAACAATGTTATTACATCGGAAGATGTTCTTTCAACACAAAAAAAGAAAAAAATTAAAAAAGTTGAAAAACCTGCAGAGCCGGTTGTTAAAAATGGAAAACTTTTAATTTATTTTGAAAGCGGTGTTGCATACCAAACAGCTTCCGGTTTAAGATTTAGCAAAGAAGATAATAGAATGGCTGAACTTGATTCGGAAGAGGCGCTGTGGTTACTTAAGCTTCCTAACTTTAGATTACCTAGTGACGAAGAAAAAGAATTCTACTATAATAATTTGGAGGCATAAACAATGGCTGGTAATCTTTCTAATTATCTTGAAAATAAATTACTTGATCATTTTCTTGGCACAACGGCATTTACAATGCCAGCAGCTGTCTACATTGGTCTTTATAGCGTTTCTCCAACAGATGCAGGCGGCGGCACAGAAATTAGCGGTGGTTCATATGCTCGCCAGTCTGCCGCGTTTACTGCAGCTGCAAGCGGCGCAACATCAAACAGTGCAAATATAGATTTTACAGGAATGCCTGCCGTTACTGTTGTGGCAATTGGTGTTCACGATGCGGCTTCAGCCGGTAATCTTTTACTGTGGGGAACTCTCACAACAAATAAAACAACAGATGCAGGGGATACACTAAGAATTGCCACAGGCGATCTTGATATCACCATTGACTAAGGAGAGCCTATGAAAAGACAAGAGTTTAGTGGCGGTGTGTTAAGAACAACGTTGTCTGCTAATATCAATAATGCTGCCGGCTCTATTGCTGTTGTAGATGGTTCCACATTTCCCTCTGGCTCTCTACCTTTCGTAATTGTAATTAACAGGGGCAATGCGGCAGAAGAAAAAATTTTAATTTCCGCCAGAGCAGGAAATACATTCACTGTTTCCAATCGCGGCTATGATGGCTCTACAGCAAACTCTCACACAACTGGTGCTTTTGTTGATCATGTTCTTGACGCAACAGTAATTCAAGATATGAATCATACCACATATGATAATGAAATTTTGGTTTGGATGGGGGCTGACTAATGGCTAG